TATTGCTTTAGCGGTTGTTACGGCCCCAGCAAGTTTCAAATGCGACGCGGCTATTAGAGCATTGCTTCCAATTAAAAGATTACCAAGCTTTATTAGGCTTTGTTTAATTTTAAGGCTGGCAATGAATTTAGAGTTAACAAGCCTTTGATAGACGACCAGTGCTTTAAGCTGTATTATCAACTGCACGTACATTGCAATAGTGAAGTTGATGGTTTTGGGGAATTTAGCCAAGAACCCCAGGGCTTTTCCGAAACCGTCGGCAACCGTTAGTAGATTACCGGTCAGCGTCTTCACTAACGGCGTTAGTCCACCGATGGAGGTGTTAACCTTATCGAGAAGAGAGATGAACGCTGTCCCAATGTCGACTGAAAAATAGTTGCTAAGCTCCTGCATCTCAATACGCAACCGCATAGCCGTATTGTCAAAAGCTCTTGCCGTTGCTTCATTATAGGAATCGAGCGACGAGGCAATAGCCCGCATGTCCTGTTCGTACTGCTTTAAATTCTCACCGCCTGTCAAGCCAGCGAAACCGGTAGTTGCACGGATTCGGCTAAACAACTCGCTAATCTCAGTCAAGTCGCCTTTAGTGGCTACTGAGAGTTTCTGCAAAACCCCGAAAAAGCCGAAGGTCTCAACAGCTGCTTCGGCAGAGTTTACACCCCACTCTTGAAACAGGTCTTTCATATTCTCAGTAGGGCCAATGAGCTTCATGAGGACGTTACGGAGCAGCGTCATGGCATTAGCCGGAGTGACACCTTGACGTGTGAGAGTGGTTAGGGCTGCACCAACTTCTTCAAACGGAATGCCTAACTGGGCAGCGACCACAGTAACGTTACCCATTTCGTTAGCAATGTCAGATAAGCGCAAACGGCCAAGTTCGACAATCTTGAACAGCTGGGCAGACACTTCGCCGGCTTTAGAAGCGTCCATGTTGTAAGATTTGATCACTGAACTAACGGCGTTAACAGACTCAGCTGTCGTTGACATGGTTGTGATGGCCAAGCGGAGTGTCTGCGTTAAGAAAGCAGTTACGTTGGAAGCATTAGCCACTTGGTTTGAAAGAGCCAAATAAGCGCCTTCTGCAATGTCGAGAGTTGACTGGGGGAAGACGTTAGAGAGGCTTTTAAGCTCATTAGCCCACTCCTGAATAGGCTTAATTGAGTTTTGTGTGATAGTGCGAATTTCCGCAATCCTCTGTTGCAGTTCAAATGAGGCGCGAATACCTTCACGCATACCGGAGACTAACTGCATGAAAGCCCGATAGAGAGTCCGTGTCAGGAAGTAACGGATGTAGCTCCTCCAAGAGACGTTTACCGAATGAATACTCTTGATTGCCTCAGCAGCCCAAAGTTTCTTGGCTCTGATCAATTCTTTATAGTGAGCAACAGCCCTAAATACTTCACCGCTAACTCTTTGCTGGTGCTCAGCCTCTTTACGCATTGCGGCGGCTCGCTCGAATGATAGCTGATTTGCTTTCTGCATCTCTTTCTGCTGCAAAAGCATAGCGTGGACATAGTCGCGCTGTTTACCGACTACTGCATCGCTAATCATGCGCTCAAGCTGAGTTTTAGTAACGTTAGCTGTCTCGCCAATCTTACGTAACGAACGTTCAACTTGGTCAGTTTCTTTAATAAAGGTGAGGTTACTAGTCGGTCCCGGCATCTTTTGGCGGAAAAAGTCAACGCCACCTTGGCCCATAGCCTGTTTTGAGGCCATTTCTCCCTGCAAACGGTTAAGAGCATCAACTTGATCGAAGATTTTCTGAAACGACTGAGCAACTTCAATGTTGTCTTTAACAACCTTGCTTCTATAATCGCCAGAAGAAATGGCTTCCATTAACGCCGTTAGTTCTTTGGCCTGCAAGCCGCTTTTTTGAGCCAACTGGCCCATTTGATCGGCCAGCGACATGAATTTAGTGCGTAGGGTGTCGGACGCGCCAGAAGCAAGTGCGAATTTGTCAATAAATTCAGATTTGACAGCTTGGCCTATGCCAAAAGTAAGCTCTCTGGAATTTTTAAGAGTGTGAGCGAACGACTTGAAGCGGTCAGTTAAGCCCATCATCTGTTTCGCGAGCCCAGCAAACTCAGGGGCAGGGCGCCCAGTGTTATTAGCCACTTGAAGCATCATTTTATCAAACTGTTTGCCTGTCAATTCGCTAGTCTCCTTCAAAGCGACGAGACTTTGAACAATGAGATCGAGTTCTACCCGTGTTCGAGTGTCGGGCTTATCGAACATCTTGAAGTTTTGGCGCAACAGTTGTTCAATCTGCTTAGAACCAGCCCGCTGAGCATCTAAACGCTGCTTTTCAGCCAAAATGTTGTCTTGGATGGCTTTTGTCAGGGCCACTAATGCAATCTTTTTAGCGTTGATGTCAGCCACACCGGCTTTTACGTCTTTTTGATAGGTTTGCTGCTCTTTAGTGAGGTAAATCAGAGACTCTCTGAGCTTGTCAGTCTGCGTAATTAGGTCTCTGCGGACCTCTTTTTCCGCCATCGACAGTTTGCCGGTCTTTTGAAGGGTCTCGTGGATGCTTTTTTGGACGCTGTCTAACGCCGTTAGTGCGGTTTTGGTCCTCAAAATACGGTCTGTAAGCTGTTCCTGAGAAGTTTTGGTGTTTGTCGTCACCGTCGCAAGCTCAGTCATGCGGGCTATCACGTTACGGTAATTTTCAACCCTCACCGCTTCATCATTAATGGCTTTAAAAGACGTGAAAAGTGCTTGTAATTTCGGCGAAGCAAGGTTCGCACCATCGCCTAGACGGTTTACTTCATTGAAAACACCCTTAATTTGAGCGGATGTGAGGCCGCTTACTTGGCCAATACGGGCCATTAGATCGGCGTACCTCTGCAAGTGGCTTGTATCGCCCATTCCAGGGGCTGCAAGATCGAGAGTAAACGCTTTTTTAAGATTTTGACCCTTCGCGCTGAGCGTTCTGAGCTGATCAGCCGCCTGACGCATGGCTAGGGCCTGCTTTTTGAAAGTGTCAATAGACGCTTTACGGGCTTGTTCGTCAGTCTGGTTGACCTTAACCGCATCAAGAGTCAAGCGATTAAAACGAGCAAGCTGCTGACCAGTCTCGTTGATCTTTTTACTTAACGCCGTTAGTTGAGCGAGCGTCTTTTGAGCGTCTAAGTTGTATGATTGATTGATGTTGTCACTCATCGTAAGCCCCTAAGAGTCTAAGTACATTGCCGGGAAGTTTGTAAGCCAAGGGGCTCATTGGGTCTGTAGAAACATCGACGTTGCAGACCTCTTTAAAATCATTTAAAATAATGCCCTTAACCACTTTAGGGAGACGCTCTACGACTCGCTCGCGCAGAGCAGCCTGAGCCGCAGGGATGCTATGCCAAGGAGTGCTACGAACTCGCTCAACACTAGTCGAGTCGTTAACGCCATAGTAAGGGGATTGTGAAGAAAATGTAAAAGTATATTGACCTTTTTGAGCCTTTTTAGGGACTCTTACACGGGTCCAGTTCCGATAGCTTTTGTTATTCTCCATGTCGAGGTTGATCTGGCGACCTCCAACATTCTGATAGACATTAGTCTGTTTAATCTTACCGGAAATGTCACCGACGCCGGTGTTTCGGCGCACCCCTTCATTAGCAAGAGCTTCACCTAGCGGTTGAAAAGACATGCGGAGGCGCCCAGTGTAAACTGGGACGCGCTCACGCAGGACTTCGTAATAGGCATTGATGCCTCTAAGCACTTCCAAACGGATAATTTCAGCCATACGGTCCGTGAGGGGCGCATGTCGTCTGAATTTAAACGTACTAGAAGCTTTGTTAATCATAGCTTAGGTTGTGTGGCTTCAATTTGTTCAATCTCTTCTAGTTGTTTTATTTGGTCAAAAGCTAGAAGAGAAGCTTGTGCCCAAGTTGGACAATCGTCCCATGTTTCTTCGACTTCCGGAGGCCTTATTCCGAAGCGGGAGCAAGCACTCCAGATTGCGTAGCGTTGGCTTCGCCCTCTTGGAAGTCTAATTCGCTTTGCTCCGGCAGGGCCTCGGGAGTAAAAGACTCTCTTGCGCTGTCAACGATCCTTTCGGTCAAACCGTTAGCGGCACTAGCAAGGTTGATGATTTTTGAAGTGGTGGCCAACGGGAAACCGGCAGAAGTGAATTCTTCTTGGAGGTTGTCGAAGGTCAAAGTGGTAGGTTCCGCCAAGTCAAGCAGAGTCCATTCGAGGTCCGGCGTGGCACTCAGTGAGTCCATCAGCATGAAGACGGTCTGTTGCTCGTTGTACTTTTCCATCTTTTTGATGTAATCAGGGTGGCGAGGGTTCTTGGTCTTGACGCCTGTACGGTCGACTGTGACAGGAGGTTGCGGTTCAGGTACCGCTGCTTTGAAGTCAGAGTAATCACTCACGACTTTAGCACGGAATGTGACCTTCTGACCGAGCACATCAAACTGTGCTTCGTCATAGGGTCTTTCTGAAATGTTCAATCCTTTAAGTTTCATCTGCGTGTTTCCTTTTGGGGTTAGAGCGGGCTAACGGCGTTAGTGCCGTTAGCCCTATTTTGTTAGGCATAGCGGATGGAGATCGGGAGAAGCTCCATGCACTGTCCAGGGAGAGAGAGCGAACCGTCTCCCAAAGCTCCGTCGAGGTTAGTCGTCCGGAAGTCAGGGAAGATGGTCAACTCGTTGGGGAGGTCAAGGTTGGCACAGTCGGGCTGATGGTCCAAGACGATGTCAACAGAATACGGCTGACACTCACCGCCGGCACTCACCCATGCAACGGCTTCGCCGGTACGGGTAAGAGCTTCCACGACAGTGGGCGGGTCGCCGGAGTTGCTGGAAAGCTTGTCCCAAATGGCGTCGATGTTCACGTCCATCGGCTCTTCGTCCGCGTTCTTCACGCGAGACAGACGGCCACGAGAGAGCTTGTACTCACGGGGAGTCTTTGCACTGAACGTGAAGTCGCCTTCACCGATTTCAATTTCCAACTGATTCCAGTCAGAGACGTAGAGACGAACGTCAGCCAAAATATCAGCTTCGACACCGCGATGAAGTTTGATGGTTTCACCAGTAACTTCTTTAATGAAATAACGGGGACGCATAAGAGCACCGTCGGCCACCCACATGCCGGTCTCAAGACCCTCAGCGGCAACAGTTCCAGCGTCAAACGTAATTTCATCATCGCCAGCTTCGACGAGCGAGGCCACCGAGGAGGCAACACCCATCTGCTTAGCTTTACCATCTCTGATGTAGAGACGGCTGTTCTTCATATCAATTTCACCTAAGTCCATAATAGACTCCTAAGTTTGTGTTTGCGAACCCTCGTCTGTACTGAACGGCGGTACGAGGTTTAACGCCGTTAGTTGGTTGTCCGACCAAATTAATTGGGAAGGTCAATGTAATAACGTCCAGTGACCGCTCCTTGAAAAAGTGGGATGTTATTGTCAATTTGACCAAAGTTAAAAGACCTTATCTCGTTCCTAAAACCTTTATAGCACTTAAGGGCACCGACTAGGGTGAATGGCGGGTCTTGATTGTCTTTGTCAATTTCATAGATACAAAAGGTGTCTTTAAAAGCTGATCGAACGGAGTCGAGAAGCTCGTCCATTGTGTAGATGTTGGTAGTCTTAGACTGTGTCAGTAGCACTCGAATGTCGAAATTGTGCCTAGCTCTCTTATTAGAACGCATTCGCGTCGAAGGGCCGTTGAGTTGAAGTTCTATCATAGTAACTTCACCCTTCAACTGGTTGTAAGTTTCGGGGCTATTTTGCTCAAACCCCGTTGAGACTATCTCAGGGAACTTGGTTTGAAAATACATTAAAAGGCTAGAGCGAACCCAGCGGTTAAGTGGTTGCATGGTTAACTCCTATCACGCCTTCAATAAAGAGGACATATGCCTCTCCATTATTAAATTTGTCAATGAACTTGATTTCACACTCTTGAGAAGAGTTTTGCAATCTTGCTTTAGTCGAGACCTCTAACGGGAATCCTCTAAGGTCTTTAGCGTCTATAATTACTCGCTGGTGTGTACGGTCGTAGAGCCCGCCGTGGACAAAATTGACTCCTGTGGCCAAGAAAGCCAAATCATACTGCATGTCTCTACGAGTGTCTTGCGGGAGGTAGATAGCTTTTTTGATGTTGTGTTCGGCTTTAACCAGTGTCTGTTCTCCACTAACGGCGTTAATGCCAGAACGCTCTACATTGATTAGGATAAGGGGTCTCCCCCATCGCGCCTTCAAGCGTCGGAGCACTTTTGGGATAAACGATGAGGGAGACATTTCGGCAGACCCGATTAGGTGAGGAGGATACCACCGTCCGTTTCGATCACGGGGGCAAGACCGCCAAGGATGTCGACGGTCACGACGATTTCCTGGTAGTGCATGTCATATCCGCGAGTGATTCGGATGGGGAGACCATTGAAGCTGGTCACAACCGACTCAGCGCCCATCCCCGGAGGAACGGCATCGAGCGCGCGAGCGGCCAACACGATGTTGTTCGGAGCGAATCCGAAGTTATACGCGCCGCCGGGCCAGAAGTTGACGACAGCACCATCGAGCACATCATCTTCCAGCGGACGATCGAGCAACACACCATCACTGTTGATCTGAATCACGGTGTAGGTATGGTCTCCAATGTCCACCACGTCGCCGACGAACACGTCGTCGTCAAAGACCAATTCTTCCGCGTGGTAGATTTCGTAACCGTCTGTTTCGTCGACAGCCGTGGAGCCGAACGCTTTCACAGAGGCACCGGACGCAACGCTCTCGACCAAGGGTTTGGTCAAGGTCACGTTCAGGGTGGAGACACTAGCAACCTTGTAGGGTTTGCCGTCCACCGAGAGGATGCGCCCAGCGACGATACCGGTAGCCGAGGCGACAGCGATCACACTCGCACCCTGACTCGCAGCAGCGGTCGTGGTGGTCGTGTTGGTCGCCTGGCGCAGACGAGAGCCGGGGAGGTCGGACGACTTGTACAAGTGCATATCGAACTTCTCACCGAGGTAAGCTTTCCGAAGCACCGAGTCGTCACCATGCTCATTGACCTTGGTGAACTGCTCGACCTGAATCAGCGTCGTACGGGTATCACCGTCAATGAACAGAGGAGCACCACCCCAGTCCTGACCCTTGTTCATCACACCGTTGAAACCAGCAAGGTTAGTAACGGCGTTAGTCGGGGTGAGGCCATTCAGCTTGCCGTACACGCGGTTGTTTTCGCCATGAAGCTGACGCACGCCCTGAGCCAGCACGGACTGGTTCATCGCCTGAGCAATGGACCGAGCGGCCGGAAGCAGGTACTGGGTGATGATGCTCTCGAAGGTCCGAGTTTTACCCCAGTCACCAACGGCGAAGCTGTGATGCCAAAGCTGGTCCAGTTTGACGGGGACCACGCGGCCTTTCAACTTCTGACGCTTGACGGGGCTTCCGAAGTTACGCCGACGAGCCTGCGCTTTGTCAGCAATACGAACGTTGACCGTTTCGCCAAGCTGATTCACGTTGTTGGCGGCGTAGTCAGTGTTACAGAACACGGGAGCGAGGTAATTTTCCTCCAGCGCCATGAGAATTTCATAACCCCAAAGGGTCAAATCCCATGCGCGCAGGTCATTGTTGTCACCATAGGTGGCAATTTCTTTAAACGTTTTCTTTTTCATACGGGTTCCTTATGCGCCGATAGATTTATGGGCGCCAGTTTTACGGAGGGCCGCATAGCTTTCGGCGTCGGTAACGACAGCCTTGCCATGACGGTTGGAGTTGAACCCGCCCCTTTGATTGGTTCCGAAGAGGGCACCGTATCGGGCGGTATCCGATGCCATTCGTTTGACAGCGTCTTCCGGCGACAGTGCCAGTAAGATGCTCTCCCCCTTTTCATCCGTGGTTGCGAAAGCGACTTTGGGAGCGTACTCCCCGGTCGGACTACCGTCGCTACCAACAACGGGTTCAAGGGTTGTTTTCGACCGCAGAAGATCTACGATCAAATCGGGATTGGGCGGCGGAGTCTCTTTGATACTCGTTGCCGCTTTCAAAAGTTCAGTGCCGATAACGGCGTTAGCGTACCGCTCTTCCCAGCCTTTGGCCTTCTGTTCAAGATCAGTGATCTTTTTGGTCAGTTCAGCTTTTTCATTTTTGACCTGTTCTTTGATCTGCTGTTCTTTGGTCAAGAAAGTTTTGCGAGTTGCTTCAAGCTGGTCCTCCAGCTTTTTACGGTCCTCGACCGACAAGCCGCCTTCCTTAGCTTGGTTTAGCTGGGTTTGAAGCTCTGTAATTTTGCTTTTCAATTTGTTCTTTTCCCCGGCGATGAGGGAGTTCACTTCATCCTGAGTGAATTTACGGTCATCGTTGTTCGGGGGAGGGTCGTCGTTTGCGGGAGGGTCTTCACCGTAAGTCCTGATGATTTTCAGCAGGGCATTGTACCGGCGAGCGTGGAGGAGGTGGTGGAGGTAATACTTTTTCATCTGCGTTATACTCGATTTAGGGTTATGGTTTTAGCCGGCATAGCCAGCCACGGTAAGAGCAACTTGTATGCTCTAAAGGAGTTAAGTCCATACAATTCTTGGTAGACTAAAAAATCACTCTCATAAGAAACTCGAACAGAGGAGTAACCTTCTGCCCTTACTTTGAGGTCTTTAAAGTCTTTGAAGCTGTCATGGCCCTCAAGCAGTTCAAGGGCGATTTCACAGCAAGCTTTCTGCACATTCTCAGGAACTTCAAGCTGGTAATCCAGCGGGAACATGTTGTCGTTCTCGCCTCCAGCTTTCTCCCCAACGTAAGGGAGGAGGTTAATCATTTCAGTTGCAGAGGCTAGGGCTTTAGCGCGGGTGGATGAGTCAGCGTCTTCCCACGCTTCCACGTCTAGGCGAGTGGCGAAATAGATATCAGCGTCAGCTTCACTTATGTAGGGGTTAATCGGCGTCATTGGTACTTCCCGGTTTAGTGGGTTCAGCGTGTGGCGTGTTCGGTGTTCCCGTCTGGATGCTTTGAATAAACTCTAAACGCTCCCGAGAGTAGTCAATAACTTTCTGAGCGGCTGCGGCATCGAGCCCTAACGCCGTTAGTGACTGCTCAGGGTGTAAAGCGTCCTCGGCAATAAGGCGAACAAGCTGACTCATCGTGATGTTCAATTCAGATGTATTGATCTCTTCTTGAATTTCACGCAGTTCTCGCAATGAGGCAGTGGGGATAATGTCTCTAACAGCCTCTAGCGTAATGATCTTTTTGAACGATTGTGAAGAAACATCATCTCGCAACTTTAACTTCTTCTCAGCACTGTCCAAACGTGCGGTTTCCGTTCTAAGGTCAAAGGTAGTCGGATACTCAACGGTAAAACTGATGGGGACGCCATAATAAGCGTGCCACGCCTTTGCGATGCCTTTTTCAGCCTTTTCAAGCTCGTCAAACAGTTTCTGAATGTTACCAACCAGAGGCTCTTTATCCTCTCTCTTGGTCTCAGCCGAAGCTTGCTTGTACCCCTTATCAAAGGACTCAATAGTAAGCATTCGCTCAATCTGCTTGGTTATCTTTTCTTGCTTAAATTCACTGGCTTCAAGGTGGTCAACCTTGGGAGAGATGAACGAAGGTGCCTCAAGATTTTCAGCGTAGCGTCTGCCTGTGACGGTTCCTACATCAGCTTCAACTTCCCCGTCACGTTCTCTCTCACGCTTAGCTTGACGCTCTTGCATTTCAGCTTTGACACTGAATTGCTCAACATATATGGGGTGATTGCTCTTAAACAAGAAGATAAAGTCTGTACTACTTAACTGCATTAAAGCGTCATGGAGGTAAAGTGCATTGGGCACGGGAGCGTCCTCGATCTGCAAAAGCGTGAACGGCAAAACTCCTAAGTCAGAAGTGACCGTATGCATGAACTGTCCTTGATTATTGTACCGCGTATGCGTCAATAATTTGCCGTCCGTCCGATACTGGTCGTAGTAGTAAGTTTCTTTAATGGGGAAACCATCTTCCTCGATGACGTCGTAGGTCTTGAGAACAACACCAATTAGCTGGTTATTTTTATCATAGGAAAGATTAAGAATGTCTTCTGTAGGGACAATGGAAAGGTAAGGCGTAGGAGCTTCTTCCGCAAGAGTTGTAGGGACTTCGTCACGGTTTACGAAGATACCAACCCTGCCAGCGACTAGGAGTTCTTTAAGCACTTCATTAGAAATAAAGCTGACCATAGTAGAACCACGACCATCAACCCCGCGATTAACGCCGTTAGCGGCATCAATGTACTCGGCGAGGTTGCTTTCGCGGTAAACGTCCCCCATACGGGCTCGGATGGAGTACAGGAGTTGGTTAAGAGCAATCCGTAAATCAGGAGGATTAGGTGTAATCTCTTTACGAAACATAAACGCATTGTCGGTTTCCCTCTCCGAAAATTGTTTCAAATAAAGATTGACGTAGTCTTGGCCCTTAGAGACCGCCAACCGACATTTGCCGGCTGTTCTAACGCAGTTAAGATAGTCTGGAGCTAAGAATGTCTTCATCTGTACCCTATAAACTTTATCTTGCGCTAACGTCGTTAGTACGCGTGTGTTTAATTTTGTCCAAAATAATTGTAGCCAGCCCGAAAGCATTTTCAGGCTGTAGAAGATTGCCGTGGTTCAAAGTAAATGGTCGGAAGGTTCTGTCGGGGTAGTTGTAAATTCGCATAGATTTACCCCTGTAACCTGTCCTACCCATAGGCCCCCATTTACTCCAAGGCGCAAGTGTCCCAGCTAAGAGAGCGCGATCTCGGCGGTTGTAAAAATTGTAGATGGCCCCATAGTTGGTCTCTGGAAAAATTAAATCGTCGTCAAGAGCGGCGCTGACGAAGAAGAGATTACAAAAGTGCATACCGTCGAATAAGCAGTTTCTAGCGATCCGACAACCGTTAGAGAATGCGAGGACATGGCAATAAGGTTCATAACTTCGCCGCACTAAAGACACATTCTGATGCATGATACTATCCTTGTGCCACTCATTCCACTTAGTGTCGACCAGCTTGACTAAACGGACTTCAGCCTTACGCTGGCGAAGCTCGAATGCCAGTGGATTGAGATTTTCTCCGGCTGATTGAATACCGTGCAACAGTATAATTGGCTTCATCGCGGCAACCTTTCCAAAATAATGTCCATTTTACCTATGTAAATTTGGTGCCGCAACTCAGCCGCGTGACTAGCGTTACTCATAAGTTCAATCTGCTTACCGTTTTGTTCTAAGAGTTTGGCAATATGGTCATTCTGCACAGCCAGCATGTCAGTTAATTTAGAGTGGTCATAGTGGCACTGGGCAGATTGCTCAGAGGCCGTTAAGGATCTACTACCTACTTTTAAGAATTTAGACTCTAGGTAGCTATATAGGAATTTACCTATACCACTAACTAAGACCCAAATTGTGGCGGCGATACTAAGAGTTTGGAGAAGTTCTGTTTGATTCATTTTAATTTTCCGTCGAGGCAGTTGACGAAGGTCATGTTGACAGGCTGATCAAGCGTATAGTCAAGCATAGCTGTTTGCCACTCGTGCTCTAATGACCCGTAACCCCACTTTGGGTGTGGGCGAGAAGCGGCAAATTCTTGCGGGTAGAATGTATTCCGCTTGACGTACTCTCGAAATTCTGTAAAAGTTAACTTGCGGTAGGCAGCCACTCCGAGGGCTTTTGGGCTAGCCGAAGAAGTTCCAGCCCACCGGTAAGGGCGGCCATCCATGCCTAGCGAGACGCTGTATTCTCCTACCATTGTCAAAAGCGTGTGCCCGTCTCCTGAGAAGCGAGAGGGGAAGCCTCGGGCGTTTGTCGAGCCTACAATATTGAGGTGTTCGGTCAAATACCGCTGAGGCCACGCAGTATCCACTCGGCTGTTGTTGTCATCGTCATTGCCAGCGGCCGCAAAGGCATTAAATTGGAGACGTTCTTGGAGGTCTTTAAACTGAGTGACGAAGGTTTTAAATTGGCTGTTCAGTAGCTCGCGAAAGAGTTCGTCATCTGCCCAAGCTCCCCAACTCATGTTTACGTAGTCAGGGGCCTCTCTTTCTAACGCCGTTAAGAAGAAGTCAAGGGCGTGAGGTAAGAATCCGTTTCCATCAAACAACTGAACGAATATAAGTTCAAAGGGTCTAGTCCCGATCAAAGGAGCGCAAGCATTCCAACCGCACCAAGCTCCGTGGTCGGAGTGGGTTTTAGCGTCGGGGTGGTTGTACCCGCGGATTAAGTTGCTTCCAAAGTGCTTGGCGTAAGCCTGTGAAAGCTTGGCTCCTTGTGAATCGGCGACTAAGATTTTCATTGGGTGTTAGTGGTTCGGGGTGCTTCTTCGGTGTTCGCGGTGCTGTTATTGACGTTGACAGTGACAAAGTTATTACTGCCATTGACGTCGATATTGGCTGTACTATCGTTTCGAGATGTCGCCTGATTGTCAGACGAGCTACTCGACGAACTGTTGAACAAAGAACCAATAGTGTCACTGGGAGTCCCATCGTAGGCTTCCCAAGCAAGAAGACCGAGGCCGATGGTTTGAGCCGGGTGATTTGTAGCCAAGTACGTGAGGTAGTCAACGGGGTAAGAGACCACTTTAAGCGGACCCCAAGCACTTCTAGCCCACTCGGAAGCTCGATAGTTTCTCAGACCAAGAAGGTCGAAGCCAATCGTAGCTTGCTGGGGAGTTACTTGGACCTGAACCGCAGAACGGTCTGTTTCGTCATCCTGCTCCACGGGAGTAGAGACAGGCGGCGGGACGAAGTAATGATTTCCATCAGCATCTTGAACCCAGTTAGACTGGTCGCTGGTCGGAGGATGCACTTGGGCATCGTAACCTTCCGGCGTAGTAGCGCAGGCCGTTAAAAAGATTAACGCCGTTAGTATGAGTAATCGCATTTTTCAATCTCCTTTAGAATTGCATCTTTGACGTACAGGAAAGCTTGATACTCAGCGGCTTCGTAGGCTGACATAGAGCCATTGTACCTCTGCTGGTTGAAGCCGGGCATAACGATGTAAAAGTGACCGCCAGCATGGGCCACACTTGCTGCGGTTACGTCAGCGTCGTATCTTACTTGAACATGGTGATGCTCATTGTTAAACGCCGTGCCCTTTAAAAGAGCGTTGAGTTGGTAAGAAGCATAGCGGTCGCCATGAAACCCTTTCGGGGTTGAACAGGCCGTTAGACCGACTAACGCCGTTAGTATGAGTATGATTTTCACTGCGGGACTCCTGGATGAACGAATTTTGAAGCGCGGCGGAAGAAGTCGTCGAGTTTCTCCGCCGTGTCGTAGCCGAGAAGCGGACCGATGG